GCCTCACGTGCAACAAGAGCGTTAATGTCGATGGCCGCGTCAGCAAGAAGTTCCTTGCTGATTGGGACAAGAACACCATACTTGAATGCGCCAAGGGTGATGTTGGTGATGGTTGGGTCAGACGACGAAATCGCTGAACCCTGCGGCGCGATAGCACCAGTTGAATAAGCCGACAAGATTGGAACTTGAAGGTTGTCTCCACCAGTGGTGTTGATCACGCGTGCATACTGAAGAAGAGGTGCAACCGACTGAGCAACTTCAATAACTTGGTTGTAGAACGAAGTGCCTACAACGCCAGTGCCTGAAGCCGATACAAGGGTGCGAGCCTCAAACTCCGAACCAACAGAAAGGTCACGAAGCGACCAGTCAGCGTTAGAACGAACTTCAGGTTCTGGGGCGATGAAACCTGCCATTGCTTCGGTAGCCTCAGCAGCGCGAGACTCCATACGTTTGGCAGTTGCGATTGCAGCGTCACGAGCAGCGATGTCCGCTTCCATGCGCTCAATCTTTACAGAGTCGTCTGCGGTTAGGCCGCCACGAACTTCTGCGTCAGCGAGAACGCCACGAACCTGTTCAACGAGGTTTGCAACGGACTCTTGCTGGTTCTTAATGAACTCAGACATTTAGACTCCTTGATTGGAATGGGTGATTGGATTTCTGTGGTGCTGACACTCAACAGGGACAGGCTGTGCTGACACGAAACCTAGTAAAAGTCTAACCTAAAAGTTACGCGTTTCTATGGGGCGGCAACAAGGGTCGGATCGCCCAAAAATAAGTTCGGCAACTTTGACCGCATCCACCTCACCAACGTAAGGTTTCAGGATCGTGACAAGATCGGTTTTAGAATCCGATTTGCTTGAGCAGCATTTCGAACTGCTTGCGCTTGATCGTGAGCAACTCGTTATTTGGTTCATTGGCGACCTCAGCCTTCGGGGAAACTTGATCAAGAACCGACCGAATCAAGTCAGCCTGCTCGCTGGTCAAATCTTTGCCAGACTCAAACGCCTGCATTGCCTCCGTCAAAACTTCAGCGTCAACCGCAGCGCGCTCAACCAAACCATCGAACGAACGAACGCTAACCGTTCCAGCAGTTGCCCCATAGGCTGGCCATGCAACAAGGCTAATCTCGTGCAAACGAACCGACTTGAGAACACGAGTCGCACCATCCTGTGACCATTCATCACCACCAGAAGGAACGCTGAAACCGAACGACATCGAATCGACGTCACCACGACGAACAAGTTCCGCAGTATCGCGACCACGAGTCGTGTCAGGGAAGACCGCGCGAGCAAACAAACCAACCTCGTCTTCGATCAAGGTCAAAGTGCCTGCACGTGACGAACCTAAGATTTCACCCTTGTCGTGATTCCAAAGCAGTTTGATGTCATTACGCGCGCGCAGGGTTTTCGCGAACGCACCGCGCTGGATAACTTCGGTGAAAGGCAAAGGCTCAGACGGTGAATCCCAAACCGCAGCGTAACCTTCGAAGGTCATCCCATCGCCATCTTCGCGCAGTTCCAGTTTCTGATTCCAAACGCGTGTTTCCATCTTTGTCATTGAGTCACCTTTCGACCTCATTAAGTCTAACGAATCCGACTCGTCATCGTCTTCATCATCCATTTCTTTAGGATCAGTTTCGCTTTTGATTTCACCCTTGAACAAGGTGATGTCGCCCTCATCCAAAACGATAGCGATGGCTTGAGCGATCGCGTCTTGTTTGAACTGGTGACAGCCGATCGTTTGCAGCGAGCCTTCGGTTTCTTTTACCGTCGCCCAGCCAACGCAGTCAGCAACCATTCCGTTACCAGCAATCCAATAAGGCATTACACATCCATCCTTAACCATGAAACGGTGTGGTCGCCGCTTTCGGATACCACGTAAATCTGCTCGCTTGGCGACACGATTATTTCCAACATGCCATGACCGTCTAGTTCCATCCCGTTGGATATGGTCACGTTGCTGCCGCCAATAAAAACTTTTTTAGTGTTGTCGTTGTTGTGAAAATGCAAACGATAAGGGTTAGTCGAAACTCCGTCAATCGCGACGGGGGTTAACCCAATAACCTGCTGTCCAGAAGTTACCGCCATTACGCTTTATACACGCTCTCTGGGGCTTCAGGATCAATCTGGGCAACGCCCTGCAACTGAACGCTCGGCACGCCTGTGTGACCGATTGCTGGCAGTTCAAGTGCGGCCAGCACTTCGGCAGGTTCGAAGCCTACGCTGATCAGTCGCTGCGCCATAAGAACCTTCTTGTCGGTTTCCGTAAGGTCGGCAGCAGATAGGCTCACGTTTGCGAGTGGCACGCGATACTGGTCACCGTTCTCGGCAGGGCGCATGTCTTCCAAAGTGCGAACATCGTTAATCGACATCCAGCCAGCCTGCAACGCCGACGAATAACCGTTGACGCGTGTTGCATAATCAGCGCGAAGCAGCGAGTCCACATTGAACTTTACAAATGCCTGCTGGTATTCAATGAGGCTTGAATACGCTTCTTCCAACTTTTGGATAATCGGTTGCAAACCGAAGCGCACCCAGTTTAGAGAGTTCTGTTCAACCGAAGCGTAAGACATCGCGCCAGCCGAGGTGACTCCAAGGATGGTTGGTGGCACGCCAAAGATTGCGCAAATGTTCTCAACTGCTAAACGACGCGACTCAATCATCTGGGCTTCGTTTGGATCAGTTCCAAGTTTCTTAATTGTCGCGCCGCCCGATACGACCATTGTCTTGTGGGCTTTACGGAAACCGCCATGACGGTTGTTTGCTGAGTCGGCCAGAGCCTTCGCTTGTTCAGGGGTTAGGTTGCTAGGGGTTTCGATAGCGAGTTGCGCTGTGCCACCCTGTCCGAAAAAGCGTGAAGCAAATGAGCGTAGCGCGGAAGCCAATCCAAGTTCTTCTTTTAGCGTTTCGATTCGGCTAATGCCGCGAACGTGACCTGCGCGAACCATGTCGCGAATGTGCAAAATGTCGGCCGCTGGAATTTCTTGCTCGTGGTAGTAGTAGCGCAAGCGACCCAAGGCGACACGCTCGACGCGAACCTTTGTTGGGTCAAGTGCCACTAAAGATACGATGACGCCTTTCTTGCGGAACACGCGAACGAAAGCGTTACCGTCAAGAAGAAGAGAAACGATCACCTGCTGGAAATGTTCGATTCGTGAACTTTCCAAATCAGGCTTCATCACCCATTCAGGGCGTGGGCGATAAGGAACACGATTCCCGTCAACGCGCTGGTAGGCGTCGATTGGTAGTGCAGCAATCGTTGCACTGGTCAAATTGATGCAAGCAAAAACAGTTGAAATCTCTAGGCTCGTATCCTGCGTCATGAACGCACCTGACTCGGTTGAGGTCAGCGGCAGGTCATTGGAAGCCCACATGGATTGAAAACTTATGGCGCGTGTTTCGCCAAACAGATTAGAAAGCATTACTTACCTCGCTCAATAGCCAGACCAAAAAGAACCAACGCAACGCCACCAGCAAGGATGCCGAGTGGAAGCCACGCCATTCCCAGACCAACCGCTGCGATAAAGCAACCGCTGGCCTGCAAAATGAGAGGAAGCATAGGACTCCTAAAATTCAAAGAACTGGGGGATCAGTTCTTCTTCTTCAAGTTTACCCTGCGTTGCTCGGTCGAACGCAATGATGAACGCGATCGCGTTGTCGATTTTACGTCGGCTGTTTCCATGTTCCTTTGTGACACGTGCGCCTTTCGCGTCAACCTTGAGAACGCAGTTATCCAAGTGACGGGCTAGTGCAGGATTGCCATCGTGAATAAGTTTCTTTTCAACTACTGCGTCGAAGACTTTCTGTGACGCTGGGATCATCAGTGAAAGATACGAAGTCTTGTATTCAACAATTGGCAGGCCTGCTTCCTGTAAGGCCTCCATTGATCGTTGCCAGCGAAAGGGGTCACATGCGACTTCGCGAACCTTTGGATAACGGGCGCACCACTCAAGCAGGGTGTTTTCAACTTCCGCGATTGGGACACGCCACGAGTCGTCGTCAACTCCGAAGTTCTTCTCCCAAGTGGCAACCAGTTTTACCTTGGGAAGTTCATCGCCCTGCGGAATGGTCACTGCACAAATCGAAGTTGAGTCGCTGGAATAAGAACCGTCAAAACCGAGAACGTATTCGTCTTCTTCATCCCAATCAAAATCTTCAGCCAACGCATCCCAAGTCCCATGAGGCAACCAAGTCTGCTGACTAGCCACCCACTGGTTCAATCGCTTAGTTCTAAATTCGGCTTCGGGAGTTCGCTTCACTGCCGAGCCAAAGTCACTCTCAGCGACAAGATCACCGAAGGCAGGGTTAGCAGCCGCCCACGTTTCAGGCTTGGTGTGATCAGCGTCTTGCGCGGCCTCCCACCACGCCATAAAGAATGATGAGTCTTCAATCTCACCGCGCGCAATCTTCTGGCCACGCTGGTATTCCGTATAAGCGATTGAATCCTTACCTGTCGAATCAGTGCGCGTGCCTGCGGTAGTGATAGCAACTAGTTGCGCGATGTTGCCTCGGTTCGCCATCGCCAAAGAGTAGACGTCATAAAGATCGCGGTTCTTGTGGGCGTGCAACTCGTCGATGATGATGCGGTGAGGGTTCGAACCTTCTTTTGAATACGCTTCAGCAGATACGACTTTCAAGACGCTTGAAGTGGCTGGGACATAAATGCTGTCTTTATAGATTTCACAAATCTGAGAAAGTTCCGTTGCTTCGATCATGCGCTTCGCTTCACCAAACACGATACGTGCCTGTTCTTTTTCAGCGGCGGCAACCACGATTTCGCCACCCATGACATCTTCAGCAAAGAGGCTGTAAAGCGCGATTGCGGAAGAGGCGAGCGCAGACTTTCCGTTCTTGCGCGGTAGGCCAATCAAAGCAGTAGACGCAATGTATCCCCCGTCTTCGTCGCGCGCATAAAGACGACGCAAAAGTTCGCGTTGCCAATCGCGGATTTTAAGCGGCGTGCCAGCACGACCAGCAACTCCATCCTTACCAATTGAACCAAAGGTTTCCGCAAAGTCCGCAGCGAAGTCTCCATCTCCACGTTCGATCGCGGCAGGGTCAACAGGGGTGAGCCATGCTGGAGGCCACATTATTTGGCCGCCTTTCGCAGCATAAGTTCTTCAAGACGTGACTGCTTTTTGACTTCGGCAATGCCAAGGCGCACGCGGTCGGTTGGGCTGAAACCAAGCAGGGATAGGTTGGCCACAATCATGCGGTCAAGTTCGCGCAAGCCGCGACGCATTTTTGAATCTTCGGATTGCATAACCTTGACACGCAAGTTCCATCGCTCGTCAATCATCTCGCAAGTCATGAGACATAGTTCATAATCGCTGGTTGGGCTAATCCATAAATAGCCTGTCCCCCAAATCCTGTCCCACATTTCTTGCCCATGTTTGAGCAATGGGCGTGACGGTTCAGGAATGCCTTGTGCAGCAGGAAGCAGGATTACGTTCTCTTCTTTGGGCAAGGCTCTTTTGCCTGCGTTGCCTTGAAGGCGTTTTAGTTCGGTGGGCTTAGGCGGCCTGCCCATGTGCGCCATAATTAATCCTTAACTAGTTCCGCTTTAAGTCCAGTCAAAGTTTCCCAACGCTTAATTATGACATCGACATATTTAGGATCGAGTTCGACGCCATAGCAGACGCGGTCAATCTGTTCGCAGGCGATAAGAGTTGAACCTGAACCGAGGAAGAAATCAAGCACCACGTCACCGCGATCAGAAGAATTCTTTATCGCTCTGGTCATTACTTCAACGGGTTTCTGAGTTGGGTGATGTTCATTTCTTGCTGGCTGGTCATACTCCCAAACTGTAACTTCGTTTGTTGCGCCTCGCCATTTTGGAGATTCGCCACGCTTGTGACAATACAAAAGCGGTTCATGCTTGGGCATGTATTGACTCATGAATGAACCGTAGTGCGCTTTGAGTTTGTGCCAAAACAACATTGCTCTGACTTGGTAATCGGCATCACGAACTGCGTCGAATGCAAGGTGACCTTTGCTTCCAGCGAACCAGACATAGAGTGCTGCGTCAGGCTTCGAAAAAACATAACCCAAAGGAATAGATTCGGCAAAAACATTCACGTCATCATTGAGCAGCATTTCGCGCTTGTTAGCGTTTTGGCCGCCCGTATAACTGACTCCATACGGTGGGTCAGTAATGATCAAGTCTGCTTTCACATCGCCCATGAGTTTTGCGAATGTAGATTCTTGAGTTGAGTCACCACAAATCAAACGGTGCTTTCCAAGTTGCCAGACATCTCCCAGTTTAGAAGTTGGGTCAACTGGTAGGTCAGGAATTTCATCATGAATTTCTTCACTCTTGAATTCAATTTCGACAGGCGCGAAACCAAACTCAGCGACGTCGAAACCAGCGAACTCAAGTTCTCGCAACTGGGCAGTAAGCACTTCGCCACTCCAAGCAGCCAACTCAGCGGTGCGGTTATCGGCCAGTGCAAATGCTTTGATTTGGTCAGGTGACCAATCGTCAGGCACGCGCACAATCTCAATCTTGTCCCAGCCCAAAAGTTTCGCGGCTTCAATCGTTCCATTACCAGCAACCACCACGTTGTCGCTAGAGACTACGATCGGCTTGCGCTGACCAAACGCTTGCAGGCTTCCCACAATCGCTTCCAAGTTCTTGTCGTCGTGCTTACGGGCATTGTTAGGATCGCTCACCAAGGATGCAATCGCTACGGTTTCTAGTTTCATTTATTTCACTCTCTCTTCGACAGCGGCAAGCAACGCCTGCGTCTTGTTGGTTGACTCCCACGTAAAAATGTCACGACCAAAATGGCCACCCGTAGCAGTCTTTGAATAAATCGGATTCAGCAAGTCAAGGTCACGAATGATAGCCTTCGGTCGAAGGTCAAAAACTGCATTGATTGCGTCAGCCAGTAACGCATCATCGACTGCACCAGTTCCAAAAGTGTCCACATAAAGGCCGACAGGTTTAGCCACGCCAATCGCATAAGCAACTTGTATCTCGCAGCGGCGAGCCAACTTTGCGGCCACTACGTTCTTAGCAACCCAGCGCATAGCGTAAGCCCCAGAGCGGTCAACCTTTGACGGATCTTTACCGCTGAATGCGCCACCGCCATGACGTGCCATGCCGCCATACGTGTCAACGATGATTTTGCGACCAGTCAAACCTGCATCGCCTTGCGCGCCGCCAATAACGAAGCGACCAGTGGGATTGATAAGCACCTTCAAGTCCTTTGTCTCCAGCCAGTCATACTGTTCCACGATTGGGTCAATCACACAGTCACGAATGTCTGCGCGCAACCTTTCAGTAGTCACAGAATCTGCGTGCTGGGCAGACACAACTATCGTGTCGATCGTAGTTGGAACGTTGCCAAGATAACCAATCGTGACTTGAGTCTTCCCATCGGGGCGCAGATAAGGCAGCACGCCTTCAGTGCGCACCTTGGTCAAGCGAACCGCAAGTTCGTTCGCAAGCGTAATCGGCAAAGGCATAAGGTTCGGAGTCTCGTCAGTTGCATAACCAAACATGAGGCCTTGATCACCTGCGCCCTGTGAATCAAATTCATCTTGCGACGCGTCAAACGCTTCGTCAACCCCCTGAGCAATGTCAGCAGACTGAGAACCAATCGAAACGCTTACGCCACACGAAGCCCCGTCAAAACCCTTCTCAGAAGAGTCGTAACCAATCTCAAGAATCTTTTCGCGAACGATCGTGGCCACGTCAACATAAGCCTTCGTCGTCACCTCACCAGCGACATGAACCAGCCCAGTCGTCACCATCGTTTCAATCGCCACACGTGACGCAGGATCAGCCGCAAGCAAAGCATCCAAAAGAGCGTCGCTTATCTGATCGCAAATCTTATCTGGATGGCCAGCGGTGACGGACTCGGAAGTAAAAAGGCGTAGGTCGTTTTTCATTTATCTCTCCTTGCAAAAAAGCCTATTACAAAAACCGAATACTTTCGCGGCGATGCGTGAAAAAA